TGGTGCATACAAGCAATCTGATGCCGCCGCTGCTGCCAAGAAACTTGCTGCTGCTAGACAATCTGATGTTGCTCGTCAAAAAGCACTTAATGTTAAAATGAAACCCGGCGGTTGATTTTTATAAATATCTTTATATAAGATATTAAAATCATAACCATGTCTAGAATTTCGCAAGATTTCATTGCCAGTGTTGGATATTTGTATGAAGAAATCAATATCCAACAACGGGATTTTTTGAATGAAGAATCTGAGCACTATGATGCGGAAGCAGCAGAATTAGTAGAGGATATTATTTCTACTGTTTCTTCAATGATGGTTTGTGAAGGATACAGTGCAGAAGGTATCATTGGATTTCTTGCAGATTCTTCAGAGGATACTATCATTGAAAAATATTTAAGTTTTGACGAAACTATCCTTACAGAAAGCACAGTTTCTGAAGAGTTTATACTCCAAGAACTTGCGAGACTCGAAGAAGGTCTTGGTGCAGTTGTAAGTGGTCTCAAACTTCTAGGTAAGGGAGCAATGAAAGCTGCTGCTCCTGTTGTTAGAACTACAACGGTTGCAGCCAAGAGAATGGCAGGACCTGGAGTTAGAAAAGCAATTGGTGGTGCCATTTCCAAAGTAAAAGATATTGCCAAAGGTGCAAAAGCAGCACTTCCAGGAATTGCTAAAGGTGCTTTATTGGCAGGAACAGGTGTCCTTACTGGATATGCTGGTGCTAAATTGGCAGGTGCAGGAGAAAAGGCACCAGAAGCAGCAAAACCATCACCATCAGATAAGTATAATGCTTCAGCAGCATTAGGTGGTCAGGCAGCATTTAAAGCTGGCGGTGGTGCAGCAAAAATGAAAAAAAATCCAAATATGACTGCTGCTGATGTTCAGAAGCAAGGAATGATTAATATTAGAAATAAAAAACCTTCTAATACCTCTGCAAAACCTGCACCCTCTCCTGCTCCTGCAAAACCTGCACCCGCAAAACCAGCAAAACCAGCAAAACCAGCAACTGGAAAACTTGGAAATACTTCATATGAAGTAAGAACTCCAACTTCTGCGGAACTTAAAGGGGCGCAAGAGTACAGGAAAGCAAATCCAAATGCTAAACCAGAAGACGTCCTCAAAGCAGCTCAACTTCGTGGCAAGCAACAAGCATCAGTAGATACTGATATTGCAAAGTTTAACAAGCCAGAAGAACTAAACAAACCAGCACCAGCTGGATCTGCACTTGCTAAAGAACAAGAGAGAAGAAAAAAAGAAACAGAAGATGCTCTCCAAAAGGGAGCAAACTCAATGAAGGAATCATATGAACCATATGAAGTTCTGCTTGAGTATCTAATGAGTGGTGGCCACGCTGACACTATTGAGGAAGCACATTACATCATGTTAGAGATGGATGCCTCTGCAGTTCGTACTGTTATGGAAGAGTATGAGAACTATCTGCTTGCTGAAGAGGTTTCTAAGTGGGTTAATGGTCTTGTAGACGAAGGTTATGATCTTTCAGAATATACTTGGGATGATATTGTTGAGTATTATGTAAAAGAGGTAAACTTAAGTATTGTACAGTCAATGATCTGATTATTCTTAATAGGTAAGAAAAAAATTTAGATAGTTTTCTTAATAAGTAATCGATTTTTTAACCAAAGCAATTCCCTCAATCACTTTTGTTTTAATATTTGAAGGACTTGTAATTACTAAATCATAAAGATATTTTCCAGGTTTAATAGTAGAACTTATACTAGACCCAATAGATAGAGTTACTATTCCTGTAGTTCTGTCATTTGGAAAAGAAATTGTAAAATTTGTTGCAGATAATGAGGTTTCATACCTCCTCAATTGAGCAGATGCATTATATCCTGTTAAGTTTAGTGCACTATTTGATTGATCGTTTTCTAATGTAAATGATTGTTCAAAGTCTGTTCCAGTATAAATGACTAAATTTGTTACGTATATAACCGACATCGTTTTTTAAGTATCTATCCTGTATTTATTTTATGTAGAATACCCCACTACTCCTTCATTAAAGTCTAATGTCATAAGAGCAATTCTTTGTCCATTACTGGAAGGAGATTGACCTGCCGAAGTTATGACTTTTGATGTTGAAGTAAACCCAACAAAAGTTTGTTTTGCTGTAGGGTTATTCCAAGTAAATCCAGTTTTGACCATAGATCCTCCAGCATATGAAGTTACATTTATGACAACTGGATTTACTCCAACATATCCATACCAAAATGCTCTTAAATCAAATGTGATTGTGCTGATTCCAGGATAAGATTCTTTAAATACTGCTTTATTAAATAAGAAAGATTCTACTCCAATTCCTGTATTGTCTCCTCCCCAAGTTGCAAATGCAGGAACTCCAATTGTAGAATCTCTACCCCAACCAATAGTGCCTGTTATTCCTACTGGACTAGTTACTGAAGTTCTTGTGTCTAAATCGGATCCATCAGTAAAAGTATAAGTTACAACAAAATAATCTGCAGTTGCAGCTGTTACAGACGCATCAACTCCAACTGAATTTGTAGCATCTTCTCTTGCAAGAATATTACCTTCTACTACAATAGATTTTTTAAATGATGGACTAGTAAGTAAAACATCATAAACATAACGACCTGGTTTAATAGAGGAGGTTATGGATGATCCTAAAGATAGACGAATTCTTCCATTTGTATTATCGATAAAACTGACATTAAATTTTGCAGTTGGGTTAACACTTTCTGGATGTTTGCGAATATAAGAGGACGCTGCATATCCGACCAAATTTAATGGTAATCCATTTGGTTGGTCTAAATAAAAGTCTTTTGAAAAATCTGCTCCAATATTGATTGAAATATTATTGACGTAGACTGCCATTATTATAAGACTTTATTGAATATTTATCAACGGCATCTTGACAAGATTTAAAAATTTAATTAGAATCGCTTTGTTCTCGTTGAAGATAAATAAGACTTATTAATACTTAGAACTCTTAAGAACCACACCATAAATTCTTTCAGATTCAGTCATATAAAAAGTTCCACCAATATTTGTATTATAATATTCTTCACTCATCAATACATTACGATTAAATTGTTCATAAGTTTCATAATAACTCATAGATTTTTTATGAGGACATAGGTAGAGAATCTCACGAAGAAAATGTTCCCTACCTAATTTCTTTACATCCTCATTTAATTCATCACAAGAACCAAAGTAATTTTTCCAATCAGATTCTTCTGTCTTTCTTCTTCCTGTTTTTTTATTCTTTTGTCTTGTCCAAAAATGTTTCTTACCAATGTATTTTTTATTATTCGTAAGATTCGTAATTATGTAAACAAACCCTTCCATTCCTTTGGGAACATCGGTAAAGATTTCTCCATTATATTGCCAATCCATAAGAATTTTTTATTTAATTATTTAGAGTTGTATTTGGAGAAGATGAATGGTAGAATAAACAAAGATGCCGATTTTCTAAATACTATGGTTACTCTTGAAACCACCCTAAAACAATCACATGATTGGGCAATTGACCGTATGCATTTCCTATGTGAAGAAAAGAAAATTGAAGATGCCCATGCGATTCAATCAGAATTTAGTGAATGGTTGAATCCAGATATCCCTGAGCATGATGTATTTTCATTAGAGTTCATAGGAGAGAAAGATGACACTTGACCTACACAACTTTTTCAAATTTTACGACGAAAAAAATTCAAATCACGTAGCAGCAGTTCAGTGGTTAGAAGATAACCTACCTGCTGAATTTTTAGATGATGCAGAGACTGACTGGATTGGTATTTTCCGAACGAAGCCACCAACACCAGAAGTTCTTGCAGTTCCATATTTTAATCAAGTAGATAACTACAGAGATGCACAAAGAACTTGTAACAGTTCGTCCTGTGCGATGTGCCTTGCGTTCCTCAAGCCAGGAATTATTAAAGGTGATGATGAGTATGTTAAGAAAGTATTTGCGATTGGCGACACGACTGACCATGCGGTACAGACAAAAGTTCTGGCGGGTTATGGAGTTAAGTCACACTTTAGTTACAATCTGTCTTTTGCTGATGTTGATAAAAGTCTTGACGCTGGGAAACCTGTCGTTATTGGTATCCTGCACAGGGGTTCTCTTTCTGCACCTACTGGTGGGCACATGTGTGTTGTAATCGGTAAGACTCCAGATGGCAAAGGATATTTTGTGAATGATCCATATGGTTCTCTGAATGATAACTACACCGGTCCCGTGACAAACGGTAAGAAGACCGTTTATACCAAAGCAGTTCTCAAGCATCGTTGGTGCCCAGGTGGCAATGATGGTTGGGGTAGAATTTTCGATTAATAGAGGTACTACAATGAAAAAACTATTTGCACTTGTTTTTCTAGCTTCACTTTCATCACCAGCGTTTGCTATGCCAGCAATCTTTGGTGTGACAACTAACGGTTCACAAACAGTACCATATGGTGCCAAACTAACATCTGAGACCGATGGAGTTACAATTGTTGAACTTGATCCGCCTTCAGGAGATCCTGGAGATATAAGTATTGATCCAACTCCAATTGATGTTATGCCACTATTACCTGACGATTTTGTTCTTCCACCAGTTGCTGATGCTCCAGATCCAGGTCTAATTCCTGGTGTTGGTGGTTTTATTGGTGGTGACGAATCACCTTTTGCAACGTTGCAGATGTTAGAAAATGCAATTCCCATGCCTAGAGGAGGGAGATAAAAAATGGCAAAAGTAGATTTACATAACTTCTTCCAATTCTGTGATGAGAAGAATCCTAATCATGTCAGAGCAGTTCTCAAGCACCGCTGGTGTCCAGGAGGCAACGATGGATGGGGCAGAATCTTCGATTAACTTCAAAAGGAAAATGCTTAAGGTGATTCAAGATCTTACAAATAATGGGAAGCATGTAGAAGCAAACCAACTTTATCAAAAATACTTCGGAGGCAACAATGGCAAAAATTGATCTGCATAATTTCTTTCAGTTCTATGATGAAAGAAATCCTAACCACGTCAAAGCAGTGCAGTGGTTAGAGGACAATCTACCCGTCAAATATCTTGAGGATAATACTGATTGGGCGGAGATTTATAGGGGAAAAAAGACTAGTGCTGCACCAGCACCCGCTGCTGCAGCTCCTGTAACAGGTGGTGATGATGTTCCAATGATGGGTATCAAACTTATTAAAGAGTTTGAGGGATGTCATCTCAAGGCATATCCTGATCCTCTGACTGGTGGACTTCCAATCACTATTGGTTGGGGATCTACTCGCAAGAAGGATGGATCACACTTTAAGATGGGCGATACATTAACACAGGCAGAAGCGGATGCACTTCTCATTGAGCAGTGCAAGAATGAGTTTCTTCCTGCACTTCGTAAAGTACCACATTGGAATGAGATGTCAGATGGAAAAAGAGGAGCTCTTCTCAGCTTTGCTTATAATCTTGGTGCTGGTTTCTACGGGGGCTCTAACTTTAATACTATTACTAAACGCCTGAAGAATAAAGAATGGGACATGGTTCCAGACGCTCTTTATCTCTACCGCAATCCTGGTTCTAATGTAGAGGCAGGTCTTGCTCGTAGAAGAAAGGCAGAGGGTGAAGCCTGGAAGAAGGGATAAATACTTACAATCATACTGATTCTTGATCTTCTGATCTGAATCCACATAGTCCAAGTCCT